GGACCCCGCTGATATACCTTGACCTGCTTTGTCACTTATGTCATAACCGGGATCTCTGATTTCTTTTGGTTGCCTTTTCAGATGGAATTTAACCAAATATTGAAATGGTTCATACCACTCACGCTCCAATTGTGTTAATTTTTCTAGATCGCCCTGTTTTAATTCTTCTGTGGTAAGCCCAAGGTTTTTACCAAGTTTAGTTAGCTTTGAGTTAACGCTATTGGCAGCGTACTGTTGCACCAACTGATCGATTATGCGGCGTATTCTAATTTTGCAGTTCTTTTTCGCGTCGTTGATGAAGCAAATGGTTTTGTCGTCATCCGTATTAATGGCATCAATAAGTGTGTTGATTATTTCGTCTTGAGGCAATTTCTTTTGCAATGCTTTGATGTAATCGTACGTCGCTTTTGTGAAATTTTCTACGGTCGCGTGTTGCCGCATGTAGGCGTATGCCTCTGGTTTAAGAAATTTTTCGAACCCTCGAACATACGCATCTGTTATTTCACCGATATGTTTATCTTTTTTAGCATAACGTTTGATCATGGTGTACACTGTTTGCTGGTGATTTTTACCATGGTAATATTTCTGATATTGTTTGGTGGCGATTCTTTTACCTTGTATTTTAAGATCTTTACCTTTCATTGCATCAATGTTCATTTTAAACTTGTGCCCTGCTTCATTCTCCGGGATGACGTTGGTCTTGTAACCTAGAAGATTCGGGCTGTTAACATTGGTCGGTACGAAGATTCGATCTAAAATTGCCTCCACTGCTTGCAAATGTGGTTTCGGTTCATGTTCCAAATGCGATTCTGCCAGATGTTCGACGGTGGTGCCCGTGTAATCGGTAGATGCGAATGCTGCGTCCTCTACATACACAACAGGTGCTGCCGGTGCTACAAATTCATCGATGATGCGTTCGACGGGGCTGTTCAGAATGTTCAAATAACTTTCATCGCCGTAAGTCACCAATTTGTTGCTCGTGCGCGTTATTGCGGTATACAGATGTCTGACTTGTTCATTTCTAATTTTAACGAGAT